AGAGAGAATGCAAGAATCGTCAGCGCATCGTCAAAATAGACCTGCACAGGGTTGGTTTGAGGATCAAGATATGGCGTTCCAATGTAGACGTAGCCATTGTCCAACGGCTGACCATCACGGTCTTGGAACACTGGGAAAGGTACGTTGATTGATAGTGCTGGCATGGGTCACCCGTGGGTTGATGTCTTAATTATGGCTGAACAGTAGGCAATGCATTCAATGCTTCTGCAATTTTTGCTTTTGTGGCGCGCTCTTTCTTCATTTTGATCAATTGCCTAATCCCAGTTGCGACCGGCAATCCAGCTACAGCAGCTTCTGTAATTGCTGCAAGCAATGTAGCCGTTGTTCCTGATGTGTTGATTAGCGTCCCGGGAGGGACTGTGTTCACATCTTGAACAAGTTCATTCAAGTCTCTGATGATTTGAGCGTTTTTGGTTCCAAAAATAACATCAAGCCGACCATTCGAATCCAAGCCTCTAACCACTCTGTGCAGTTGAGCCGTAGAAACCAGAGGCCTTCCAAGTGAATCTGATCCGATATTTTTTGTGGCTTCGTTTTTAATGTAATTGATGGTTGCGCCTTGTAAATTTTTCCACGCCTGTTGACCATCCTTGCCAGATGTAACCAACACTCTTTTGAGAAATGTAATTTCTTCTGGAGAAGAACTAAGTATGGATCTTTGCAGCACTTTGTCTGCTGCAACCATTGGGTCATCCATGTTTTTGCGATTTTTGACAAGCCTAGCAACAATCGCCCTGTTTTCGAATTTTCTAGCCTGCTGCTCTCTTAATGATCTAGCTTTTTTGAACAAAGGACCAGCTACAGGTCCAGTCTGAGCGTCAATAAGCTTCTTTAAAATTGTTTCGTCTCTGATGCCAATGGAGTCATCAAATTTTGCAACTCCGCTTATTTCCTTTCGGAATTCTTCCATCTTTTTGACTGTTGACGCAATTGGAACCAAATTTCCATTTGCATCTTCGCTGGCAATGCCGAGTTTTTTTGCAGTTGCTCTAACTGAATCAGTGACAGCAGATGATTGAACTCCAACAGGTTTACTGTTCAAATAGTCTAGTACTGATATTTGAGTAGGGGCTCCATCAATGTCAAAAGTAACTTTTGTTCCAGGATTTACTGGAGCGTTTGCTTCTGGCGAATTCTTTGCATTTTGATAAGCAACTCGCGTCTTGTTCTTTGCTGATGCAAGGCCCTTAGTTAATGATTTGATTACAGAATCACCTGTCGCAGTCAGCTCAATGACACGAGCGTCAGTCATATCAATCAGAGCATCCATATTTTGCAATGCTTGCAAATTATTTTCCTCTGCTCGATTGCGCAATGGTCCGCCTATTGCAGACTTAATCTGCTCTTTTTCAAAAGCTAATTGAGTCGGATCTCTTGTAGCTGCTCCTCTTGTCAATGTCATTGGGACAGGCAACCCAGCAGCAGTTTCAACCCGCTGAATTGCGGCAGGAGTAGCGGCAGCGCCGACGGATTGAGGCCCAGCAGCGGCTTCAGGAGCAGCGCCAGTAATTCTTGAGACGCCAGCACGAACTGCTTGTCCAGTTCTTGCTGCAGCTTCCCTTACAGCGGGTGCAGCGGCCCTAGCAGCCGCTTCAACTGGCAATGCGGTCATCCTTGCCGATGTTGTAATAGCCCCAGGTGGCCCTCCCAACATTGGGACAACTGGCGGCAAAACCTGAGTCAGAACCTGAGCGACTTCTTTAGTTTTCTCTTGTCCTGCCTCTGTCCTCGGGGTGTATGTCATGGCCTGAGAAGCTTTTAATGCTTCTTGCTCAACCATTCTCACAGCCTCAGGAGTGCCAAAGCTGCCATCTAAGATGGATTGCGCAATTCCTTTGACTGCGCCAACCGGCATACCAACAACGCCACCAACCAGGCCGGTTGTCAGTGCTGCGCCGGTTTCAGCTTGACCAATAATCTTTTCGCCTAAAGTTGGCTCAGGCTTCTTTTCCCATATAACTTGTGTTTCTGGGATTAAATTTGCCGGGTCTTGTCTAGCCTTTGCGATAACTGCTGCAAGCTTTCTGGCTGCATCAGTATCACCTGCTTTGTCAGCGTTAACCAGTGCTCGCTCAAGTTCTTGCAATGTTGCCATAATTACCTACCGTATTTTTTCAAAATATCGTTGACCTCTTGAGGGCTTGGTTCAACGCTTGGTGTATCTGGCCTTGTTTCAGGAATGCCATATTTTTCAAATGCATTCTTTCTTGCCTTCAATGTCAATCTTTGAATTTCTTTCAGATTTTTATATATCTGATCTTCAGATTGCCTTAAGCTAAGTGACTGAAGCGATTGTCTAAGAGTTAAAAGATCTTTATCAGATAATGCGCCTTTCATTTCACCAATTCTTGACATGGTGATTTGACTTCCAAGTGTTTCAAATTGCTCTTGGATTGTAGCTACATCAGTCTGAAGCGTAGGGGTAAGAACATCAAACGGACCGGAAGCAGCTCTAAATGAAGAAGTAAATACAGGCTTGCCTGATTTATCTACTTTCTCAACAAGTTGAGGAATTAGTGCATCAACTGTATTTAACAAATTGTCTGCTTGCATTGCTGCCGTATTTGCCTCAGTCACCCTTTCTCTTACTGTCTGATCTCTTTTATCTTGCAAGTCCCTAAGTTTTAATTGCAATTCTGCACGTTTAAGATCATTACCTTCGCGAGCGATTGAATTGTTTGCAGCAGCAATCGAAGCATTTTGTTTTGCAATCTGCATATCTGATTGCAATTTTTTAATGTCCCATCCTTTTTTCTCTAAATCAATCACTGCATTTGATTCAGCAAATTTTGCAGCAACAGCGGCTTTTTCTGCCTCTGATTTTTCTTTAGAGATTTTTGCGCCAGCAGTTTCAGTGGCAACAAAAGCTTCTGCCTCTTTTTGACGTGCTTCTGCCGTTTTAGCTGCAAGTGTTGGAGCCTGCAAAGCAGCTTCTCTTTGCTCTTGACCTGCCACCTTAGCAGCATCAAGCATTTCTTTGCCACCAGGCGTATTCATCACAAGCCTGTTGATAACTGACGAAGCCGATTGAGGATTGAACTTAACAAGTTGCAACCATGTACCAAGTGCATTTGCCTGCTCTTCGTCTCCAGAATTGCGTGCTGCATCAATCCTGCCTTGCATAAGGTTGACGGCAGCATCTGGATTTCCTGAATCAATTGCTGCAAGAGATTGAGCCGCAAGAGTCAAATACCCTTTATTTCTTGCCGCCTCTTGTGCTGCAATCTGTTGCTGTTGAAGTTTTAAAGCTTCTGCCTCCTGTCTTTGCCTTGCGAGTTCTCGCTGCTGCTGCATCTCTGCCATGCCAGCGCCGACCTTGAACCCGCCAAGAGCCGCCTCAAACGGACTCTGGACGTTGATGCTGTAATCAATTGGCTGAACCATCAGAAAATCCCCTTTCCGCCCATGGCTTGAGAGCCGTATTGCATGCCTAAAAACTGCATCGGCAAATTAAGTAAACCAGAATAAGCTTTAGCCTTTCCAAGTTCAGCACCAGCCTGCGCAGCGCCTTGTTGAGCCAATAAGCCGGAAATTCCTTCCCCAGTGCGCATTCCAGCAGCGCCTACACCAGCAGCAGATTGCTGACCCAATGCCGTGAAGCCACCAAGCTTTGAATAACGATCTTCGAGCTGCTGTGCAAGCATCTGCGGCCTGAACTGAGCCAGTGCGCCTTGGATGTCACCGCCACGCAAGCCGCCCGTGGCCGAGGCTCTCGCTAGCAATGCTTCCTCACCCTGCCTGGTCAATTCCTGGAACATGGGCGAGCCTTGCACCTGGGCAATTTGAGCGGCCTGTTCTTCAGGAGTAGTTAGTCCTAACATCGCTCGCTGCGCTTGCATTGCTGGAAGACCAGCCTCTACGTATGGTTTGAGCAGCTCTTGAAGCTTGTTGAATTGGCGCTGCTGTTCTTCAATGCCAGCCATCGAAGCCGCAGCCTGAGCCTCTGCTCCTTTTTCTGCTGCTCTGGCCTGCATCGCTCCGCCAAGCAATTGACTCCCGCCGACAACTAACCCGGATACTGGATCAGGCATTTTTAAATTCCCTCATGTAATCTTCGAATTTCTCGCCATACAAATCCATTACGTATGGTGCCATTTTTATAGCAATCTCTGGCCCGTGGCAAATCTGAACGGAGGCAAGAACCAAATCATAATAACCAGCACGCCAAACGAAAGACTTAGCATCTGCCTTGCCTTCTCGCTCAATCACATCAGACGCCTGCCACTTGAGCACCATCGTAGCCAGCAGTGGGGACAATGCATCCTGATTCAGTCTCCAAAACTGGTTCTGGTGCATTGCAACAAGCATATTCCAGATGGTCTTATCAAGCTCTTGGCGCGTCACTTCGTCGCCATCTGCAACGTCATCAAAAACCTGGATAGCCTGATAGATCATCAGCAGCCATTCAACGGCAGACGATGGCAACCCAAACGCCTTGCTCAGGTTGTCATGCAGCGATTGAATGGCGCTCATTGATTAATCTTCCTCTTGCTCTCGCTCTTCCCATGCCTGACATGATCGCAGGTCATGACAGATAAAGTCGAATTTGTCACAGTAGCCACGGAAGCCAGCATCAACATCCCATTCGTTCCATGGAATGCGATCCATCTTCACCTGGGTCATGACAGAATTATCGTAGTATTCGCAATTCGAACACCTACGCCGACGGGCTTCAGCCTCATCGACCTGCATGGCCTTGGCCAGCGCCATCCAGTAGGGTTTATTCGCCCCACGTTCGTTAGTTGGCTTCTCAGGGCCGAGCATCCAGTCATCAATGACCGTTTTGGTGTTCTTCTTGTTCTCTGCTGCCGTGATGAATGGCTCCTCGACTGGAAGCCCTCCGAAGCGAGAGACAAAAATCTTAGGTAGCTTTGCGCCTTCCATGTTCTTCCCTTTAGGTGATCTCGCGGCCGGAAATGCGCAGAGTGAGTGCCGTTGCTGCGCTGGCAATGGTGCTGATGAATGCGCCAGGATCAAGCTCGTGCCCAATCAACTCTGGACAATTGTACGTCTCGCCAGGGACAACGGTTCGATCATCAATGATAAGGTTTGCATTGGTCGCAGACCCGCCAGACTGGATGAGGTTGACGCTGAATGAGCGGTTAACCGTGTCAGTGTTGGTCACGGTCGCTTTGTCAATCAGCGCCTTGCAAAGCGTGGCAGTGTATTGCGTGGTATTGGTGGCCTCCATCTGTTTGGGGGCTACTAGAGTCTTAGGCGTAACTGTCATTATTGAATGCCTCCGATGTTGTTTGAGACGGTAAGAATGATTGATGGTATTCCAGGATGCGGGGCAACAGCTCCCGACGCCAATAACTGAACGCCTAGATTGCTGACAGAAAACATCAATTCCACATAGTCTCCATCCTTCAAGTCAAAAAAGTAATTCAGCGAAACAAAGACCTCAGCATTGTTACCTTGCACTCTCAATTGGCTAGCAGAATTTGTGACATCAACACCATTAAGCCTAAACCACAAATAGAAGTTTTCTGCTGTTGCAACCGTTGAATCTAGCTGAATGCTTGTCTGAAAATTGTAGATTCCATCTGTATCTACATAAACGCGAGAGCTAGGAGACCCAACATAAACGCCGTAGCTTAAGTCAGTGGTGTTGTAAGTTATGGCTGTTGCAGTATTAATTACTGCTGCAACTTGGGTCGTTGTATCGTAAAAAGATCCATACCTTGATCTTTTGAACTCCCGTGGAGGCGGGAGCATCTGCAGTCCCTCAACATCCTTCGAAACTTTGTCAATCAAAGTTAAAACGTGATTTGCCTTGTTCTCAATGAATGCTAGATCAATTGATGTTTGTTTCTGTAGGTTATCAATCTGTGAGAGCGCCTCCTCCGCCTTGATGTCGGCAACAGCGGCACCTATAGCAGAATCCTGGGCAAGTTTATGAACTGAATCCAGAGCAAGATTTGCATTAGCTGATGCACCACCAGCCTCAATTACCGCCCCTTCGGTGATGTCAATCAGCTCATTTGTCGTTCTGAAAAGGTTCTCGAACTGCTTAACCTTCTCATGGTCACTGAGAAACGATGCAAGCTGATCGCGCGTGAGACCTAGCTTTTTCATTGCCATCAGTTCACCAGCCCTTCAATTTGAGCCTCAAGCCTCACGAATGAGACATGCGCTTGACTGTCACCACGGAACCGCTGAATTCTCCAGTTCCTCATTGCGCCCTGCTGAAACCACACAAGCCGCTTTTTGGTGTCTCCGATGGTGCCAACTCTGATCGGACGATCTTGGCTCCAAGATAGCCCATCCAACGAATAGCTCGTTGTGATGATTGGATCGGCACCGAGAGCCACGCGGCCAGGCAGTGAGACAAGCTCAAGCCTGTGGAATATCGCTCCATTGCTCTCGTTGTATACGATCATGGTGCCAAACTCCCACCGCACAATCTGGCCCCAGTGCGTGCTAATGGTGTCGATAAGATAACCAACACTTGATGACTGAGGGTCTCCAACCAACCAGCGATCGTAGGCCCAGACCATGTTCTTAGCCCGATACTGGCTAAACCCATTCGTCGATGTGGTCAGCGTGAACCACACGGCTTGCTCTAGCTCTTGTGACGCCGCACCATCATAGACAATCGTGCGATCAGGCAGATGAATATATAGCTGCTGATGCGCTTTGTCGTTGCGAGCCTCTAGCTTGACCTCTGATAGTTCTGCCTCAGTGTAGTTCAGCAAAATATCGTCAATCTCTTGAGTGCTGATCTTCTGAGCCTGTGCGTTTGCTCCCAGATAGATTCCGGGAGCCTCGTTGCGCCCACTGCCAAGAAACGCAATCATCTCAAGATAGACGCAACACGCATGAGTGCCGATAACGCCTTTGGTAATCTGTGCGCCATCAATCCGAGAGAATGGAAAGAAGTCACCGCCGACATTGTCGAATACCTCAATAGTGTTACGGTTTAGCGCATAGACCTCATTCCGCAGCTTCAACACGGCAAGCAATGGATCAGGATCAACTTCAGAAGATCCATACTTCAGCGGGTTGACCTGGGTAGGGTCAGTCAGTTCCGTGACAACCAGGCTGGTGCCATCAGTCGTCATGAAGTAGCCATCGACGAAAACGACATCAAGAACAACGCCGAGGTCTGGGTCAGTAACTTGTGTCAATGTGGTGCCGTTCCAATAATACAAACGGCCACCTGATGCGATGGCTAAACGATCGAAGCTGTAATCAAGCGTGACTAGGCTATCAACAGGGCCTCCAACGTCACCTAGTACGGTCACAGTCCCATTGCTATCGACAGTCACAAGTTTTGTTCCCATGACGCGATAGCATGTGCCATTCCAATTGATCCCACCTCGATCAACCCCAGGCCCTGTTCCATTTGACACAATGCCATCAGCAGGCCGCAGGAATCCAGCACCGATGCCGCTATTCTTCGGCACTGGTACAAGGTTCACAGGGTAAGACGTGCGCAGGTCTGGCCCATTATCTGAATATATGCCGCTAAGGATTGGGATTTGCATTCAGGTCACCATTTCACGCGATTAGCCCACCATGCCGCACTCATCTTTCCTTTGGCGATGTTTCCAGCGTGGCGCGCCTTGAATGATTCGCGTCGCGCCTTATCCGCTGCGCTTTCACCCTCGCGCTTCGGTGAGCCGCTAACACCCTGCTGACCAAACCTAATCGTTTTAATCTGGTCTCCAGACTTCGCCACAACGACGTGAGACTTCGTTGGATGGCTTGGAGTGCGCTTGGGCTTGTTATAGCCTTCGACGCCAGCGCGCTTTAAGCGTGAATCTGTTTTCAAGATTGGCTCCAATCGCCCGGCACTTAGGCCGGGCTTTCCTCACTCAATGTGGATACATGTCAAGGATCATGTCTTTGATTTGATTGTCTGAAGCATCTTCAGGCAATGGCAAAGCATATGAACCCACCAATGTACCAATCGCATTTTCTACCGACGCAACCACATGTAAAACTTCGTCTGAGTAGGTCTTACTCTGAATTTTTACGAGAATCATGGCGCAGCGTATCCTTGAGCGTTGAAATAAACAGCACCGGCACCCGAGGCGGTCAGCGTGACCACTTCGAGAAGCGTGTTGGCAGTCCCTTTAAGCGGACTTGGGAAGGCAATGGTTGTCGTCGGTAGTCCACCAGTCGGGATTTTGGTTCGCCAAATCACAGTTCCCGCAGCGCCGTCACGGATCGCCAACTCAGTAGCCGTGGTCAGCGTTTCAGACATCACTTGAATGCTCGTGATGTAGTTCCGAATACCTGCACCGCCAGCCGTTTTGATCGTCACAGCCGTGGTCGTATTGACAATGCCCGATGCCGCAGCCGCGTAGAGCCACTCGCCTTCTGGGATGCTATATGGCTTTGTAACAGGGACACCGATCAGCGTACCAATTGCCTGCTGTTGCCGCGCAGTGGTGCCAGCCGTCGGGTTAGCAGATACGCCGACAATCGAGGTCAAAACAGGGCTTGGGACCGTCGTTGCATTGTTTGCTTGGACGCCTTGAACGCCAGCAGTAGTAACAGTGGTAACGGTACCGCCCTGGATAGCTACAGGAACAGCCGCAGCAAGATCACCAGACGGACGGGCAAGCAACTCCACACGCTCACGCTCATAATCAAACACTCGCAAGAACGAAACACGGATGTCGGTGCGCTTGATGACACCACCGCCGCAGTTCGTGGATCCGAAGTCAGCAGGCAGCGTCATGCTTCCAGCGTAGGGCAGAACCAAGAACAGCGAAGTCGTTGTGAGATTGGCGACTTTCCACGCTCCGTCGACGTTCAAAGACGCGCCAGTTGTGTTGTCCCGAACACCGACAAGATTCACCAAGTCTCCAAGTGACACGCCAGCCCAGTTGGTGTTACCTGTGACCAGCAATTGCCGAGTTCCATCCGCTAGCGTGGAGAGCGTGACGGCCTGAGCAACAACCGCATTGGCCCCCAGCGCAGACATCAGATTGCCGCCTTGGACTTTGGCGACATAGCCGCCATAGCTTGTGACAGTGCCTGCGGTACCAATAACGATAGTGAACGTCGTGGCATCAACAACAGAGGCAACTGCGGTGGCGGTAGTCAGGTTGGGGAACTCGGTAGCACCTTGCGCACGAATCCCGTACACAACAACAGGATCATTCGCAACCAGACCGTGAGGACGATCAGTCGTAATCGTTGCCGTCGTAGTGCCGGTCTTAACAGCCGAGACAATCTGAGCGTTAGGAACGGTCAGCGATTTGTTATTGGTGCAGCGAATCCGAACTTTGTATGTCGCGCTGGGGTCAGGACAAACTTGAGTGCGCAACAAGCGTGACGTGGTTTGCGCCACGGCATCAACCGCACCATCAGCCCACTGCGTCCTATCAGCCTGGACGAACAAACGATATTCGGTCGTCGGGCTGAATGCGTACTGGTAAGCAACGTTAACAAGCTGGACAGAGGCTGTAGTTCCAACAGTTACAGAGTGGTTACCTGCAATAGTTCCAGATGGCAGCGCATCGCCAGCCTCAGAGCGAATATACATGCTGGCTTGCGTAGCGGTCGCCTGCTCAAAAATTTGAGCAATTCCGTTCTGTGCACGCCCAAGCCGCTCGCGGAAGTACACAAATCCCTTTGCGCCCGCCGGGTTGGTGATCGTCTGAGATGCAATCGTTCCGCCAGGGCCAGCCGTAGCAGTGAATTGCGTTGGGCTGGGAACCGTTGCAACCACCAAAGCCGGGTAATTAGCCAGCAAGTTAGAGCAATCACGGATACCAATGCTTTTACCAACGCTAAGGCCGTGTGGAACAGCCGTCTCAACCGTTAGCGTTGTGGTGGCTTGGCTGATGCTACTAATTTCAATGTCTGACACATCTGGCAATGGCGCGCCTGTGTCAATCATCTCAAGAGAAAATTCCTGCCCGAGAGTGCGCTGAGACATGCTTGCGCCAATAGCGGCTTCAATTGGCAACGAAACTCGGCCAATTGACGTAATTGCAGTCTCAGTGCCAGCCGTTAGCGGATCTTTTGAGATGACAAGATATGAAGCAGCAGCAGCATTGCCGTCCACGTAGACAAGATCGCCAGATGCTTTGCTCTCCGTCCACCTCCCACCGTTAACCGGATCGTAAGCCTCGAAAGCCTCACGAAACTTGTTGGTCATATTCTGAGAGATTGAAGTAATCACCTCAGAATATGTGCCGTCTAACATATCGACATTGCGTCTTGCAACGTCGTTATAACTCTTGATGATGTCAGCCATTCTCACTCCCCCGGAGAATTAAAGTTAAGAAATACGGTACCACGAATTAGTGGACTGTACGAAGCGCACTCTAAAAAATGCGTTAGCTGCGAGCGTCGTAGGCGCTCCGAATGCTGCGGTTGCGCCATTCAGCGACAGCGTGAACGTGGTGATAATCTGAGTCGTCGTGACTAGAATTTCAGTGCCGTCAGGAGTTGTCGTGTTCAGTGGCAACGTTACCGTCCCAGAGGCCAGAGTTCCTGCAGGCTGGATAAGAATCCATTGAGGGCCGGTAGGCGTAGGCACTGCAATGTTGAACCCGGTGCCAGGCGTATAAACGTTCGTGGCTACCGTAGGGCTTGCAAAAGTCTGCTCAAAGTAATCGAGCAATGTGCCAATAGAAACGCGCCGAGCATCGCCGTTGTTCGGGCTGTAGACGGGCAATTGCTCACCCGATGAAATGCTGGACATCAACGGTAATTGATTGATCTGAGCCATATTTACCCCTCAATTGAATTCTAGTGGCCCATCAGGGCCAACGGTAACCGGATCGACTGGCGGACGAATGAATGGGCCATCGTACACGCGCCACGGCTTGTTCCCGGCTCCAGAAGGCAACGATCCTGGGAGCTGCTGCTGTGGTGGCACAGTGGCACGCTGCAACAATACGTCATAGCCCTGCTTAGCCGACGCCTTGGTCTCGATTGCGACTTGCTTTCCATAGCTCGGTGCAAGCCGAATGGCAAGGTTAAGAATTACAGCTTCATTCGCAGCGTCAGGAACGTTTGATTCCTCGTCAAGGTCGCTATCTTGCGGGCTGGATGGCAACGGGTAGCCTAGGCGAATGCCCTTACCGTTCCATTCAGCCATCAACGCATCAAGCCGACGAAGGGCCGATTGGAGCTGCTCAGGCTGCAGGTCAAACACGTATGACGCCAGCCCGATTTCTTCCAGTGCTGCAGTCACGAACTGGCGCTTTGTGTATCCCATCACTTGCCCCCGATGGCTTCTTCAATACGTTTCAATAACAGCGCGTCGGTGGTTCTACCGTCAAACTTGATCCCAAGTTCACGGGCTTTCAATTCCAACTCCTCGCGCGTCACTGGTGAATCATCCACTGATTCCGTGGAATCGTCCACAGATTTTGATGGATTCAGGAATGCATCCACGGCCTTGACAAGGCTTTCACTCCATCCATCGGCCAGAAGCTTCTCAAGTTCTTTTGAGTCTTTAGCGACGGCAGAACTATATGTGGTTCCAGTTGGCCCGAAATTAGCTCCTGGGCAACGATAGACAAAAACAGGGAACTCCATCACTTGCCCTTTTTCACTGTCTTAGCCGCAGCTTTAAACGCTGCAGCAGTAGGCGCACCTTTGCTGCCAGGCTTACGCATACGTTCTTTAGAGCCTGCTTCAATTCGCTCACGCTTTGCATGAATGTTTGCATACAGGCCTTTTTTCATTTCTTTGGAGCCTTACTAGGCTTACCTGCCTTTTTTGCTGCAGTGCGAGCAGTTGAGAGCGCAATCGCCACAGCTTGTTTTTGTGGCTTACCAGCCTTCATTTCCTTAGAAATGTTGGAGCTGATTGTCTTCTGGCTATAACCTTTTTTGAGCGGCATTTCACTTGCTCCGATAAGAAGCCCGAGGATCGCTCCCCGGGCCAGGTTTACAGCTTAGGCAATACGATAAACAACAAACGTATCAGCAGCGGTCTTGCGCACGCGGAAGCGAGCAGGAGCGCCAGCGGTGCCAGCGGTTGCAGGTGCGCCAACGATGGTCACGCCAGTGTTGACGGTGATCGTCAGAGCAAAAGCAGCCAGGGTCACAACAGAGAAGTCGAAGCTATCACCAATTGCAAACTCGGAAGCCGCATCAAGAGCAGCGCCGGTGGGCAATTGAATGTTGCGACCAGCGGTAGGCGTAGCAGTCACAATGCCGCTCAAAAGAGCAGCAGGAGTGAAGGCCATGGAACCGCCGTCAGCGATGTTGGTAGGATCGCCCTGCACTTGAGCATTCAGACGAAGCTGTTGCACTTGGGGGGAGGTACCGACTTCATAATAAACAGGCTGGCTTCCGGTCGATTCAACAACGATGGTGGCGCCAGAAGAATAGGAACCGAAAACGGTTTGACCATTCTTGACTGTGCCAATCAAGGTCGTTTGGTCAGGATAGTTAGGGAACCCGATAGTGCGGGAAACCTGGGCTTCACCCTGGGTGAACACGGCGATAGATTCGCCAGCGGGGACGGTGACAGTGGCTTCGCCGTTCACTGCAACAATGTTAGACATGATTTTCCTTTCTGAATTTTGAAAAGGCCGGGATGACCCGGCCTGTTATATCTTAGGTCTGCGAGAACATGATCACGCCGGACATCTCGGGCTGCTTGTTCACAACGCCGAAGAGGGTATCCAGACGATACTTGGTCTTCATGGTGTTGATGTCGTATTGCTTCTGCATGACCAGTTCGATACCTTGGTCAGTAGATGCACGCATCACAGCAGCGCCAGCATCAGAAGGAACAGCATAGCGGCCAGGCAAGATTTCCAGGCTATCACGCTGCCAGAACGGGTTCACAAAGTTGCTGACCGTGTTCAAGAACACGATAGAAGCATTGGAAGCCGTCGAGGTTGCAACGCAGTTTTGATACTGGACTTCAGCATCGGTGCCACCTTGAGCGGTAATCAGGGGTGGGCTGATGACCAGGGTGGTAGAGCTGGGCACAGAGATGACGCGGAATGTCTTCAACTGGCCGGTATCGCCCTTGGTGATGTGATGCACAGCATTGATGCCAGCAATGGTGAACGCATCGCCAGCGGCAACGTTGGTCGTGCTGGAAATGGTGATCGTCTGGAAACGGTTATCAACGTTCGAGGTTTCACCGGTAGCAGCGACCGAGGTGGCCTTTGGAACGTAGTAATTGCCGGCAGAGGCGCGGGTGTCAACGGTCAGACCTGCACCGCCAGCGGCCGCAGCCTTGCGGTTAGCATAGTCAAACTTATAGGTGCCGAAGCTTGCCATCTCGCCGACGAATGCCTTGCGCAGTGCGCGATCACTGATCTCGTTACCGAAAGAGCGGGAAGCCTTCGAAAGGTCGTTAGCCATGCCGTTGTAGTCGCGGGTGGACAGGGCAAGGAAACGGTCGTAAGAGGGAACGCCCTGCTCGTTCATGATGGCTTCGCACTGTGCGACATCATCAAAGCCGGAGGCAGCCGAGGTGCGCTTCACGAACAGGGTGCCTTGATTGGCAGCAACGTTCATGATTGCCACGTTGATGTCAGAGGCCAGCTTTTGCTTGGCTGCGTCACCGAGGCGACCCTCTTGCAGGCTGTCACGCAATTCGGTTGCGGTCATGACCCATGGTACAGACTTGCTAAAACCGATGGTGGCAGGCACAGACAATTGGGTGAAGTCGTCGAAATTGGACGACATATCTGTACCACTGTACGAGGTGGCAATGTAGGGCTGGGGACGCCAGATAACGTTATTGGTACGCTCCATCATCGTTTGATCGGTGCGGTACACAGCGACGTTTTTGCTCAAAACCAGAGCATCCTGAAAGCCTTCGAGGATGTCCTCAAACGCGACCCGTTCTTCTTTCGAAAATGAATTAGCCATGATATTCCCTTAAGTTTAGTTGCGCTTCTGCCGACGATACTCCATGACCTTTGTATAGTCACCAGTTCGTTCAGCTTCTGCGCGTAGCCTATTGAGTGTTGAATCAACCGACGCCGAAGATACTACACGCCCAGAATTCTGAACGATTTTCTCCGGTGCCGGAGCTGACTTGCGATTGCTTACTTTCAAATCTTTCTCCAGTCGTGCAACCGCGAAAGCAAATTCCACAGGATCACTGAGTTCCTTCC